CCTTGAGCATCACGCCCACATGATCGCGAGAGATGAAGGCTTCAGTCTCCTTGCGTAAGTTGTCACCGTCACGCGTCGACCATGCCGGATGATTGGCATCGACCGAGAAGACGTGCCTAGGCTGGCTCATTTCGCGGTAAGGCAGCACGCCGTTCTCGCGCATCTTCTCCTGGACCTTCTTCGGCTGAGAGAAAAACCAAGCGTCAAAGCTCTTCGCGTCCTTCGCAGGAGCGGAGAGGTCGTTGATGCTGGCCTTGGTCACGCACTGTATTGGAAAGCATCTTACCCAGCGGGCAATGAGCAAAAGTAACGCTCAGATGTTCTGGGAAAGGTTGCGGTAAGCCATGCGATCGTCGTCGTAACGGACGAGGCCTTGGCGGATTAGCCTAGCCAGGACTGACTGAGGCTTGGTGTCGCTGAACTGATCCATGGACTTGGTGATGCCGGTCATCAGCTGCTCCTTGGTCAGATATGAATCTCGGTTGCCTAGCCAGTTGGCCCACCAGTGTTTGTTCCTGGTTGCCTTGTCTCGCATGGCCTTGGCTCCGGCCTTGGAGCGTTTGACCATGCGTTCGCGGTCAGTCTCCCAGAGTTTCTTCATGCGCAGGCGGAACGCGATCTGGCGTCCGACGTTAGGGTTTGGGTTTCTCATTGGGTTGGGTGGTAGGTGTATCTTGCATCGTGGGTGAGGGCCGCCCTGCCGTAAGGCTAAGGGCTAGGCATCTCACTGTTCTACGGCTTATCCCGAAGGGATAGCCTAGAACCATGCATTGTTCAAAGGTTTGTTCGAAGGGTTGTGTTAGGGTTTGTGAGAGGTTAGCCAGAAGTCAAACGAGGAAGGCGTTTAAAAGCCTTTTGGTCTAGGATGGCTATGAGGATACCAACCAACCAGCCTTAACGCCTAGGAGAGGCCTTGGCGGGTCTGGAATCGGTATCTGCGTCAGTAGGTTGGGAGGGGGGCTGGCTGTATTCCCACCTGATGACCCCCTTCTCGGCGGCGTGGCGAATGTGAATCTCGCCCTTGAACTGCCCCTCGGAGTCTCGGAGGCCGGCACGGCCACGGCGCTTGGTCAGGCCGAACTTGTAGATCGGCTCGTCGCCCTGGCATCGGAAGAGGACGGCGACCTCGCGAAAGTAGTTCGTGAACTCGGACGACCCGAGGCCAGCGTAGGCTAGGTCGGCGACGGTGTGGCCTTCCTTGTCAGACGCGGCCTTGGGCTTGCCGGTGTGGTGCATGGCGACGAGCACGGCGCCTGTCTCGAGCAGGATCGGGGCGAGGTCATGGCGCAGGAACTTGGACGCCTGCTCCTGGTCGGACACGTCGATGCCGGCGAAGGAGAGCAGCGGGTCGACGAAGACGATGTCTGCCCGGTGTTCGCGTACTAGGTCGGCGAGGGCGGCGGTGAAGGCCGTGCCAGTGCTGACCGTGTCGCGGAAGATGGCTAGGGACTCGCGCAGCTGGTCACGCTCCTGGCTGTCGAGGTAGGCACCTGCCACGACGTCCTGCAAAGCCTCGGAGACGTCGCCCGCGTCATTCTCGGCCTGTAGGATGATGGCCCGCAGGGGTCGGGCTGGCTTGATGCCGAAGAAGTCACGACCCAAAGCCCAATGGACGGCGGCCTGCATCATCAGGGAGGACTTGCCTGTGCCGGACTGGCCGACGATCAGGAGGGAGCCGCCCTTGCAAAGCCAGCGGTTGCCGAGGACGGTGTTCGGGTCGTCCTTCCGGTCGAAGGCCATCAGGTCGTCGAAGGCCATCCGCTTCGGGCCGTGCTTGACCTTGGCCCCCTTGCGCTTGTCGGCGAGTCGAGCATAATGGTCGAGCAGGGTGTCCGGGTCGGTGGCAGACGCGGCGGCGGCGGTGGCGGCACGCAGCAGGGCGGCATCGGCGATGAGCTCGACGTGCTCGGGTCGGTAGGTGCCTGAGCCTGCGTCGCTGACCAGGAGCGAGACGGCGGACGCGTCGATGGGCGAACGCATGGCCCGCAGTTTCTGGCTGACGGTCAGTTCGTCACCGGGCGTGCCGTCTACCTCGAGCGCAAGGATTGCGGCGGCGATGTCTTGGTGGGCGGGCTCGAAGAAGTCCGACGGCTTGAGGTCGGCGGGGAAAGGGAGCGCGTCACGGAGGAGGACGCCGAGGAGGTGGCGTTCCGCCGGCACGTTGTTCGGAGGAGTCATGGAAGAGAGGGTTGGGGTTTGGGGGCGTGGGTGCCCTTGGTCAAGATGCTTTGCGTAGGAGGCGGTCGAGGTCGGCCTTGCGGTAATGGCGGCTGAGTCTCGGGATGCGGAACAGGCGGAAGGGGATGCCCGCGTCGTCGATGCGGTACTGGATGCCTCGGACGGTGCGGCGGTTGTGCCGGGCGTAGGCGGCAAGCGTGACCCAGCCTTCGGGGGCGACAGGCTTCTCCAGCTCGACGGCCTTGGCGTGGGCATCCGCCCAGGAGCGGAACTTCGGCGACAGGCGGAAGATGAAACGCACGCTCGAGAGTTTGCGGTACTCGACGAAGCCCGCACGGATCATGCGCTCAAGGGGGAGGCGAGCCCCGGACATGGTCTTCAGGCCGAGCAGCGGGACGATGTCGCGGGTGCGCAGCCAGCCTTCGGGCACGGCGTAGACCTTGTCTTCCCGCAAAGCCTCGATGAGTCGGGCAGGGTCGAAGCGCTTCATTTGCTCTTCGGGGTGAAGACCTTGAGGTCAGAGGTCCAGACCCAGCGGGAGCCGACGCGGTGTACGAGCCAGACCTTCCAGTCATTGCCGTCGACCCAGCCTGCGGCGAAGCCTGAGCCCCAGCGGGAGGTGGCTAGGCGATGCGACGCGTAGGCCATAGCGTCCTTCTGGCAGAGACAGCCGGCGCTGAACGCGGCCCCGCCTTGGTGCTTGGTCAGATTGACTTGGGACAGGGTGTGCGTGTGTCCGTGGATCAGAGCGCCGCCTCGGTCGGCGTAGTGCTTCCCCTGCTCTGCCGTGGCCCGCTCCGAGTGGGCATAGCCGTGAATGAAGGCCACCGGGCCTAGGCGGTAGACACCCTTCTCGGCGTGGTAGGGCAGGATGGTCTTGGCCCCGCAGCTCTTCGCGGCGGTCTTAATGCGGGCCTCGAGGTCGGCGCAGTAGTCGCGTACCAGGGCGGAGCCGGAGGTATGCTGGAGGGCGGTCGCCCGGTGTTCGTGATTGCCCATCAGGTAGACGGTGGGCTTCGTTCGCTCAAGGAACTCCTCCCCGCCGGCGATGTCAGCCGACAGGGACTCAGCGCCTTCGGCATCGTTGCCCACGCCACGGCGCAAGGATCGGAAGTCGAAGCAGTCGCCGAGGTGGACGCGGACGGTCGGCTTGTAGTCCTTGATGAACTCGACGAGGGCCTCGACGGCGTTCTCGTCGGCCATGTCGCCGTGGTTATCGCCGAAGGCAACGAAGCGGGTCGGGGTGCTCATTTGGTGGGTGGGTTAGGAAGGGGCATCCAGTGGGTCGGATTATGCTGATATTCAGCATCATTGAAAAACTGTCCACCAGCCGTTTCTGACCAGTGAGCGACATACTGTTTCCCGTCCTCGAATAGCAGGACATCGGTACCATCCTTCGGGGCTGTCTCGATAGGTTTCCAGTCGCTCATTTGGTGGAGACGTAAGGGATGGGCTTGCCGGCATCGAAGGCCGCGAGCATTTCGTCACGGCGCTTGCGGGCGATGGTCAGGTCGCCGCCGATGTTCTCGACGATGTCCTTGCCGCGACGACGCAGGCGGAACCACCAGCAGGAGCCGAGACGCTGGAGGTGGTGGTTCGGGTTGTCCTTCACGTTGCGCTCGGACTTCTTGTGGCCTCGGCAGACCGTGAACTTCGGGCAGGAGGCGAGGAAGGCCATGCGGTCGGGGGCGATGCCGATACGCAGGCCCCACTGGATGGTTTCGCGGGTCAGAGTCTCCATGACTTGGCGAGGTTGCGTCCTTCGGACATGATCTGGTTGCGGGCGTTCGGCTTGAAGATGTACTCCTGGTCGAACAGGTGGGCGGCGCGTATCTCGGCGATGCTGTCTAACTCTTCATCATTGGCCGGGCCGATGCCAGCGGTGGAGACGTAGACCGTGCGGACCTTCCAGCCTTTCTCCCAGAGGATGTCCTGGCAGACGCGCAGCTCGTTGATGTAGCGCCAATCGGAGCAGACGACCGTCTCGGGGGAGGGCTGGTCGACGTGCTTCATGACCGGGCACCAGTTGGCGAAGTGACGGGCGAAGACGTCCCGATCCATGCGCCTTGCGAACTTCCCTGCGTGCACGAGGAAGTCGCGGTTATCCACCTTGAAGTCCTCACGGAAGAAGTCGCCCTCTAGGCCGAGGTAATCCATGTAGTGGTTCGCGGCCTCCTTGAGGGCGTCGGCAAAGTTGATGTGCTCCGCAGGGCGGGTGGACCACTCGAGAAGCCCGGAGGCCAGAGTGTCCTTCCCGGCCCTCGCGAAGCCGGAGATGAGGACGAGGGTGGGGGCCGACATCGGCGTGGGTGCCTCGGTCATGAGTTAGAAGGGCGGCGCTTCGGTGTGGGACTCAGGCACGATGGGCTTCTGGCCGCCCTTGGGGAACGTGAGTTTATATTTGAACTGGGGTTTCCCGTTCCACTCGCCGTTCGGGATGGCCTCGACGCCGATCAGGCAGGTCTTGCCGAAGGCCGGTTCGCAGTAGGTCATGAACTCGGCGGGGGTCGCGTCAAGGCGCAGCTCTTCGGTAAACTTGCCGGAGAACTTGCCGATGAGCATGGCGAGGGGCTTGCCGTACTTGGAGCCGTAGGACTTGCTCAGGCAGTTGCCCTGGTCGTCGAGGAAGAACAGGCGGGCTGAGGAGGTGCCGTCCTCGTTGTGCTTCACCTTCTCGAACTTCGGCTTGATGAGCTTCAGTTTGTAGGTGCCGTTCACTTCGATGGACTTGAGGGGCGGGCGGTCGTTTTGGGGTTCCATGTGGTTGGGAGGTTAGGCGAAGGAGATGTTGGTCGCGGCGCTGGGCTTGGCGGCAAGGTCGATGGTTGTGATCTCCTTCTGGTAGCCGGGCCACTCGCCCGAGGCGGTGCACTGCTTGTACAGGGACAGCGCACGCTCGAAGTCGAAGGCGGCGTTCGTCATCAGTTCCGGCCCCAGCTCATAGACGGCGGTCGCATAGGGCGGCTCCTTCTCGACGGCGATGAAACGGAAGCCAAGGACGCGGCACTTGTAGGCGGCCTCCACGGCGTGCCGGTAGAAGTAGGCTTGGAGGTTATAGCGGTACTTGCGGACGGCGGAGAGGAAACCTTGGGGGCTGGCATCTTCGCAGGTCTTTAGGTCGTAGATATAGCCGTCGTCGGAGATGCCGTCGATGGCGCACTTGACCAGGGTGTCACCGAGGAAGGCCGTGAACATCACCTCGGTCTTGGAGAGGACGATGCCGTGCTCCTTCATGCAGCCGATCGCGGCGTTCGAGACAGCGTCGACGAGCGCGCCTTCATCGGCGGTCAGGATGGCTTTGCCCTCGTTAGCGGTGACAAACTCGGCCCACTCGGCCTTGCCCTCCTTCGTGCGCTTGTCCACTTCGGGGGCGATGGCGTGGGTGGCGTTGTATGCGTCCAGCCCTTCGAGGGCCAACTTGTGGACGGCGGTGCCGACCCGGAGAGCCTTCGACTCTTCGCGGGTGCGGGCGAGATACGCCTGGTAATGGGCTGGGGACTTGAGCAGTTCCTTGGCGCCGGATTGGTTGAGCGCTTGGATGCCGTCATAGATAACGCGTTCGGTGATGAGGTCGGGCATTAGTATTCGGTGTTTGGTGTTCTGTATTGGTTGGTGGGAAATTAAAGCAGGGCCATGATGGCGTCGGCCTGATCGGGGCGACGGCGCTGGATGGCGGTCACGCACATGGTCGAGCCCACGGCGAAGCGGGAGCAGGCGACCGGGCGGTTGGCGTAGGTCTTGCACTTGCCTGAGCCGGAGAGGTGCGGGCATCGGCTAGGCAGTTCGGCGAAGGTGCGTCCGACGATCTGGAAGACCTCACCGCGAGCGGAGTAGAACTCGGTCGTGGTCGGGCTTGCGTCGATAGGCATGAGGATGCTTTCACAGCACGCTCCCTTGCACAGTTCACAGGCTGTCATCTTCGGGGGCGGCTTCTTCGACGGAGGCGGAGATGCGTCGGACGTCCTCGATGGCCTTCTCGGCGGCGTTCTCCATCTGCTCAAGGGTGTTCCGCAGGACGCGCAGCTGGACGACCAGGACGTGCACCCGGTCATGCAGGGGCTTCACGGCGGCGGCCTCGTCAGCGAGTTCGATAGAATCCGAGAAGACCTGCAACTCCGTGATCGCGGAGCGGTTCAGGTCGGAAAGGGTGATGATGTCGGCGTCGTGCTGTTCGTAGCGTCCGGCGATGTGCTGGACGGTGGCGAGACAGCCGGTGATGTTCTCCACTAGGCGCTTGATGTTGTCGCGGTTGGTCATCGGTTGAAGGCAAGTTCCTTTATTTCCCCGCTCGGGGCAAGCGTGAAGAAGCGGACGTCGGACCGGGCGAGCGACGGGTAGGTCTTGCGCTTCCAGGCGTTGAGCTCCGTGAGGAAGTCGGCGTGCTTGCGGGCCGTGAGTTCGACGTACGGGAAGCCGTCGAGGAAGAGGAGGAGGGCGTACTGGCCCGGGACGGTCTTGGCGATCGTGAGGATGCCTTTGGGGGTGGCGTGGGTGCGGTCCATTTGTTGAGTGAGAAAAGGTAGTCCCATCGGGACTTGGCGAGTTCTAATTCGGTGCGAACAAAAGCGGCCTCGGCATGGGTCAGGCTTCGCTTGACGAAGGCCGTGTTCCTCATGCTCGGGCCGCGTCCGCTCATCGGCTAGTCTTAGCACCCTTCCAGCGGGCGACGGTGGCGGTCATCACGGCGCGGGAGATCTGGCAGGTAATCATGCCGGTCCCGAGGATGTCCTCCATGACGCGGGCGAGTTCGTCGCCGGCATAGCGCATCTCGGCGATGGTCTTGGCTTGGTTCTCGGCACGGGCCTCGGTGGCCGCGAGCATATTGCCCTGGTGCATGGCACGCATGGCGGCGCTGACCGGGTCGAAGGGGTCGAACTCAGGCTGGCTCATCGGGTGAGGGGGCGGTTAGGGGTGATGGCAGGGGCGGAGGCCACGGAGGCCGCAGGACGGAAGCCAGAGGCCACGGCGCCGTCATCGTCGAGGTCGACCGAGATGCCGCAGGCGGTCTGGATGGACTGGCGACGGATGTAGGTGATGGCCCCGCCGATTTGCTGGGCGGTCAGGCCGTCAGCCTTCACCATCAGTTTGCCGAAGTCGAAGCGCTCGCCGGACGCGTGGAGGAAGGCGGTCGATACGCCGACCTTGCCGTCCTCGGAGACGAGCGTCTGGATCAGGGCGAGGTCGTGGTCGAGCAGGACCGGCTTGATGGCGTCGAGCAGCGCGTCGAGGGAGACGTATTTGGCCTTGAAGGCCGGGTTGATTTTGTTGGCCTTGACGTTGTCGAGCTCAGCGAGCGCGGCGACGAGGGAGCCAGTGGCGGTTTGGGTTTTGGGCGTGGTGCTCATGGTGGGAGATTATTCGGTCGGCTGGGGTGCTTTGGTAACTTCACCGGCCTTGATGGTGGCCTCTATGTCGGCGAGGCTCATCCGGGTGTAGCCAGGGACGAAGAGGTTGTAGTAGGTCACGCCGTTGCGGACGGTGGGCGTCAGGAGGCGGGCGACCTTCTGGTCGGGTAATACGATGTATGACGAGTCCGCGATGATGCGGTAGTCGGCAGGGAGTTTCGGGTCTTTCTTCATGTGAGGGAGAGTTTACAAAATAAAGGTTCTTACGGAGTTATGGAAACTCAGTTGATGGCGCGGCGGGTGGCGGCGTCGTAGATCAGGAGGGCGTCGGCGTTCCAGAGGGTGACGTCTACGGTGGGGAAGAGTTCGGCAGCTCGTGCCTTGAGTTTGTTCTTCCAAGCGGTCGAGGACAGGTCGCCCTTCGTGCCGCAGGTGTGGGCCTTCTGCCAGATGGCCGGGCGGATGCGGTGTATCTTCCAGCCCATGGCAACTGCGGCGCCGTAAAGGACGCCAGTGTTCCACATCAGTTTGCCGATGGCCGAGCCGGGGATGTTCTTGCCGGCGAACAGGGGCGGTTCCTCGAGGAAGAGTTCCGCGTCCTTGGCCTTGCAGCTGAGATCGGCGAGCAGTTGGCAGACCTCGACATCTGAGCCGGGCATCTTAGCGCACTCTACTGGATCGCCGTCGACGGACCATACGATGCCTCCGTTCACGCCAGGGTCGATTGCCACGAGGAGGGATGCCATTGGGAAAGACTCTTTAACGCAGGACAGGGGACAAGCGGAAAAGATTGGCCACGCGGAAAGCGTAGTTGTTAGGGCGGAAAGCACGCTCACGGGCGGCGGTCCAGCCGACGTTCCAGACCAGCGCCAGTTGTTCGGGGGTCGGGTCGGTCATGCCGATGCGGTGGAAGTTCGCCCTGATCCAGCGGAGGTGGGAGGCGGCGACCATGTCTTGGGCGGTAGCGTCACGCCACTTCGACCAGGGGAAGAAGTAGTGGCCCTCTGCCTTCAGGCGGGCTGACGCGTCGTCCCAAGCCTCCTTGCCGACCTGATACATCCCGCGTTCACCGGCCTTGCCGATGGCCTTGCGGTTGTGCCCGGACTCGACTTCGGCGACGGCCTCTAGGAAGGCGGCGTCGGTCTTGGCCTGTGCGTTGAGCCCCAGCAGGAGCAGGGCGACGACACTGAAGCGCTGGTTAAGGGTCATACGCGTCGGGGGACTTGTGATCCGGCGACCTCGAAGCCGTCGACCTCGTAGGAGTAGGTGATGCCGACCCAGCCGCCGGCGGCGACGTAAGCCTGGAGCGATACCTTGCTGGCCCCGTCCTCGTGCAGGGCTTCGTGATAGTGGTGCAGGAGCTTCTTCATCCGGGTCGAAGCGATGGCGGCCTTGGCGCTGACCAAGTCTCCGCACATCACGCGCTCGTTGATTTCGTAGACTTCGGAGAGCAGGGCGACCATGCCGTCGAGGTGTTTGAAACTACTCATGGGGGTGGGCGTCGGGAGTGATGGCCTTGCCGCGGACGATGGCGTCGTTCAGGTCGTCGACGCGCTGCCGGAGGAAACTAATCTCCTCGGACTGGTCGACGATGATGTGCGCCTGCATCTCGAGGGCTCGGTCCTGCCGATCGGTGAGGGCTCGCAGGGCGTTCGCGGCGTTGTGCAGGGTGCGGGCGTAGCTCCAGGGGAAGAGCCACCAGAGGCGGGGCTTCGTGTGGGGTCGGATGATGGTCATGGGTTTGTAGGGGCGGTGGGATGGGTCAGGCATGGGAAAGGGCGAGGCGTGCCTTGCGGCGTTCGTAGCATCGGCGCTGGATGGCCTTCCACTTCTCCGGGTTGGCGGCCTGCCAAGCCTTCGATTGAGCCTTCAGGCGTTCCTTGTTGCGCTGGTAGTACGCGGCCATGTGGGCTTTGTGCTTCTCCTTGTTGGAGGCAATGTAAGCCTTCTGGTAGGCTTTGTACTTCTCGGGGTTGGCAGCACGCCATGCGTTGCACCGGGCTTTGCACTGCTCCTTGTTCGCGGCGTAGTGGTAGCGCATCTTGATTGCGGCCACGGTGTTCGAGGTAATCGGGCGCATGGTCTTACTTCTTGGTGTTGTAAGGCCCACGGACCTTGAGGTTCGTCCAGGTAGTCCCGGTGATTTCAATCCACTTGCGGAGGGAGCAGACGGTCGTGCCGAGGGCGGCGGCGGCGTCGGCCTGCGTCTTGCCGGCGGCGTTGAGCGCGGCGATCTGCGGGAGGATGGCCTGCAAGCGGTTCGCGGCATAGACGGCCATCGGTCGCTTGAGGGGGATAGGCCGACCAGCGAAGGTGAGGTGGTCGGTGTAGGGGTGGTTTGCGTTGGGCATGGTGGTGGAAATTAGCGGGCGCGGCGGTGAGTGACCTTGGCCTTGACCGGCTCCGGGCCGTTGATGGCTCGGGCCAGTTCAGGACCGCAGAAGGTGACGACGGCCAGCCAGCCGAAGATGATGATGAACGAGAGGGCGATGAGCGACTTCATGTTTGGTGGTGCGTCAATGACCTTGGCGGACTGTTCCGCATTCGTCAAGCACCTTTCCCAACAAACCCTGCGACCCTCATTCAAGGGTCTAGGATTTTAAGCCCCCAGGTCATAAGGGCCCGCCATATTAAGCGTACCCCTCGCCGGATAGGTACAGGATGCCACCCTAACCTGCCCTGTCAAGGGGCATTAGACCCCTCTGGCTTGCCCTGGGAGGCGGGTTTACCCCTTGGTGGGTGTCTTCCCCTTCATGGCCTTAATCTTGGCCATCAGGAGGTCCATCAGTTCGGGGCTGGCATACCCGGCGCAGCCTGCCGCGGCAAAGGCCATGCCCTCGGAGGAGAAGTAGCCCTTGGTGGCAACGCCGACCAGAAGCGAGGTCAGGCCAGCGGTCGCCGTGCGCCTGAAGATGTAGCCAAGGCTATGCTTCTTAGTCGAGCACAGGTAGCGGACGACCCATGAGGCCGAACCGATCAGCACGCCGAAGCTCACGTCCCGGAGGGAGACGGGGATGTCGTCGGGGGAGGGAGGTGGCAGGGCGGCACTCACGAGATGCGGGGAGGCTTGGCGTTAGGGTTGAGCAGGACGCGGCGGTAGTCCTGAGCCCAGAGCATCTTGGCGAGGGCTTTGCCAGCCTTGTCCACTTCGACCTCGGACAGGTGAGGGAAGCAAAGGTGGACTTGCTCATGGCAGAGCACTTCGAGCTGACGCTTCGCACCGAGACGGGGGTCAATCTCGATGAGGTCTTCGCCGATTGTGGCCTGACCCCATGCACGCTCGCGGCCTAACTTGCGCCAGACGACCTTGACTGGCTTAGGCTTGCGGCGGGACATCGTCGTGAGGTTTGTTCACCGAGTCGCGCACCTTGTCGGCCAGCCACCAGAGGCCGAGGCCGGAGCAGACCAGGAGCGTGCCGCCGGCGATGTATTCGAAGTAGGGCGAGTCGATGATGAAGGGGACGGAACCGCAGAAGGCTCCGCAGAGCAGCAGGGGGATGCCGATACGCGGTCCCATGAAGGCGGTCGTCAGCGCACCGATCACGGCGAGGCCGGCACCTGTCAGCGTCCAGACGTTATTGGACGCTTCCTGCTTCACGCGCATGACCTCGGCGGTCAGGTCGGCAATACGGGCATCCTTCAGGCCGGAGACTCGCTTGGCCTCGGCTTGGTCGGCTTCCAGCTTCTCCCAGGCACGATTGACGGCGGTGGCGAGTTTGCGTCCGAACTCCATCTGCTTGGCGTAGTCGATAGGGTCGGCCTTGGTCGCCCGGGCAAGAGCGAAGGCGACGTCCGACTCGGGGGGCTGGGGTAGATAGGACTGGGCTAGGCGGGACTCGGCCACGACCACCTTGGGCTTGTCGGCGTTGCGCTCGATAGCGACGAGGGCGGAGGCCACGCGGTGATCCGTCTTGTCGAGGTCATTGCCTAGGGTCTGGACGACCGAAGGAGTCGTCGGGGCGTCCGGCTGCTTGGGCAGGGGCTCGGCCTCCGGCGACTTCTTGAACAGGCTGCACCCGGTCAGGGCCAAGGCGGCGATGACCAGGAGCAGGCGCACGGGTCACTTGCCCTTGAGGGCGTCGAGGATGGACTTGCCCTTGGCTTCCAGTTCGGAGGCCTTGGCGGCGTGCTTGCGGAAGACGAGCATACCGACGGCGACGCCGGCGAGGAAGGAGAGGATGGCGGTGATCATGGGTTAGGATAAAGGACGTCAAAAGGGTCTCCGTTTACATCTAAAACAGTAACAACACTGCAGAAAATCCATTCGCCTTCTCGCCTTACATAATAACCTGAAGAACTGGGGGGCGCATCTGGAATGAAGCCATCTGGATTAGAAGCATCATACTTATCATCAAGCGCAGTCTGCAAGTCGGTCTGATTTGAAAGGGTGCCAGTAATGCCACCCCAAGCGACAGAACCACCGCCGCCAGTCACGACATCCCAGGCTCCGTTCTTTCGGGCATACTGCGAACCATCCGAAGGCGCGTCGTTGAACGTGGAGATCGTGCCGAGGCCGAGGTTCGTCCGGGCCGTGCTGTTCGCCAGACCGCTCAGGTTGTCGGCTTTGAGCAGGAAGCCAGACGCGCCAGGGTAGGCGACGGACTGGGTGACGCCGTCGGGATACTTGATGCCGCCAGCAGAAAGACGGATGACTTCGACAGCGGCGTCGACTATGGAATAAACACCAGACGAGACGGACGTGTAGTAGCCCGCGCTGTTGTCGATGCTGATGGCATAGTTGCCCGAATTGTTGAAAACCGAAAGACCAGTAAAGGTCGGAGAAGCCTTGGTTGCGTAGGTGCTGGCGGCAGCCGAGGTCGTCAGATACGAGCTCATGCCCGCCAAGGTCTGATAGGTAGACGCGGCGGTGGCAGAAGTAAGGTAGGTCGAGGCCGCGTCAGCCGAGGTCAGCAGGCCGAGGGCGCTGAAGGTCTTGTTTTTCCAGAGATCGGTCGAAGACTCGTAGGCCAGCAGGTTGTTATTGGCGACGGACGCGATGGACACGTCATGCAGTTCCTCGAGCTCGTAGCCGTTCTGGACGGCGACCAGGATGACCCCTTGCGTCGGGTGAGCGCGGACGCAAATGCCGACGTAGACGAGATGCTGCGGGGCCGAGGGCTTCGTGGTCGTCCAGGTGCCAGCGGTCGTCGGCGAGAGGTACAGCTGCACGCCTTCGGTCAGCGCCGAGGTGTTAAGGTTTTCGACCTCGCCGCGGACGATTACGAAACCGAAGGCGTTGTTAGCGATGGAGGTCTTCGTGAACCCCATCGTCTGGGCCGAGTTGGCGTCGTTGTTAGCCTGGGCGAGCGTGATCGTCGGGCGGTTGCCCGTGGCGCCGTTGATGTAGACGATGGACCCGGCAGCGATGGTCGAGCCGGTCTGGTTGCGGACGTAGACCTCGAGGTTGCGGGCGTTGGCCGTGCCAGACAGGAGTTCCTGCTGGACGAAGGCCGTGGTCGCCAGTTGGGTCGTCGAGGTAAGGGTCGCCGCGGTAGGCGCGGTCGGAACGCCAGACAGGGCAGGCGAGGCAAGGTTTGCCTTCAGGTTGAGCGCCGACTGAAGATCCGTCTGCGAACTGAGCGTGCCGGTGATGTTACCCCAAGCCGCGTCAGGGCCAGCCGGACCCTGAGGGCCAGTAGCACCAGTCGGGCCAGTTGGACCAGTCGGACCCTGCGGGCCTGGCGTGCCCAGTTCGATGGTCAGAGTCGCAGGAGCGATACCAGTCAGGGTGACAGCAAGGGTGGACATATTAGGAAGGGGTCACTTCGCCGATCACGTCAAGGCGCATGGTCGTCGTATAGAAGACGGT